AATTTTTGGACAACTTCTCAACAATGGAGTTTGATGTGGTCTTAGACCAGGGTCAAAATACTCCAACGATGAGAGCGTTAATGGCTAACCAAGTTGGCGAATTAGTACGAAATGGGTACGCTAGTTTATTCCCACTTTTCGTTGAACTATCCGACATGGAAGCATCCGATGAGATACTGGAGAAATTTGAGCAAGAACGCCAAGCTCAAGTCCAGTCGCAACAACAACAACAAAAACCCCCACCAAAAGGTGGAGAAGGAGTAATGCAATAATGAGTGAATCGAAGTTTCAATATATTGATGAGGAAAAGGAAATGTCTGGTGAAGAGTATAGCGACTCTAACGTAGAAGAATCCCCGACCAATAACGAGACAGAGGTTGAAGCAGAATCAACCGAGACCCCAGAAACAGCAGAGCAAAAGTTACAGATAGGCGAGAATCAATTTGATTCCGTTGATGACCTTTTGAAGTTTGCTGAAGAAAGGGATAAGTCTTATGCTAATCTACAAAGCCTAAATGGCAGACAAACCAATGAACTTGGTGATTTGCGTAAAATGGTCGAAGAACTAAAGGAGTCAATGGAACCTCAAGAGGAACCAGAGGCAATCCCTGAGTTTGATGAATACGACCCTGCAAAGCAGAAAGAGTACATTGAGTTTATGGCTGCTAAAAAAGCACAAGATATGATCGATCAGAGGTTCCAAGCTGAAGAAGCGAAGAAAGCTGAGACAGAGTATAATGGTGCTATGGATGCTATGATGAATGATTTCATTGAAAAACATCCTCAATTAGGTCAAGAAGAGTTAGCAAAGATTGCTGCTTTTGGCGATGAAAGGGGCATCACCTTTATAGAGGATGCCTATAATGTTTATAACATTCAGAACAAACCTGTTAAGGATGTTACGAACTCAGAGATAGATAAAGCGAGAAAAGCAACGGAAGCAACCAAGATACCGACCACACTGTCTAATGTTAGTACAGGAAACGAGTCGGACACAGATTACGATAATCTAAGCCCTGAGCAATGGAGCAATTTATCCCCTGAAGTTCGTAGGAAAGCCTTAATGGAAGTTACTTCTGGATTTTAATTAGGAGAAAAAAATGGCTACAATTTCAAATGTAGATAGTCCTTTTAACGAATCTTCTGGTTTTGGCGTAACATCCCCACCAAGCGATGGATTACCTGGTGGTTTTGCTGCTGCTATGATTGATTGTTCTATAAAAAATATGGCCAGTGCCGATGTTTTTGAAGCAATATCAATCCCTGCAGGAGCAGTCGTACTTGATGTTGGTGTGATTGTCATAACTGGAGAAGGCGCAGGAGACACTATTGACTTAGGTGATGGTGACGATGCAGATGGATACTTTGATGGAAAGAGCGTTCAGACAACAGGTATGTCTTATTCGTTAAATATGAATCTAAATAATACAGGTAGTTACGTACAGAATGCGACAGCGTTCGCAGGTGGTAAGCACTATACTTCAGCAGATACTATTGATGTGACTGCAAAAGCAGCTCTCACAGTAGCGAAGTTTGTTGTATGGTGTAAGTATATCCAAACTAACCTTAACTAATAGGAGTCAATAATGGCAGCAAATTGGGCATCAGGCCTACAAGTTTCACGATGGGCTAAAGAACTCCAGAGTGAAGTTAGCAAAGGAGTTTACTTTAGTAAATTCATGGGTGAAGGCCCAGGAAATGCAATTCATGTAAAGCAAATGGAAGAAGGCAAAGGTAAAGATGTTACTTTTGGTCTTGTTTCTCAGCTTTCAGGAAGTGCAATTACTGGTGATTCATCATTAGAGGGTAACGAGCAATCGCTATCTACCTTTTCAAACACAGTTAGCACGAATCAAAAAAGGTTAGCTGTAAGAGATACAGGTAAATTCGCAAACTCTAAAGTGCTTTATGATTTTAGAAGCACTGCCCTAGATCTTCTCAAAACGCAATATGCAGAACTTATCGATGCTGATATTTTTTCTGCACTATCAACAACAAGTGGTACTCATGCTTATGCAAGAGCAGATGCTTCAGATGGAGCAACCTATGCAACTTCTGATCCAAAAGATGCTCTAATAGCAGATGATAAAATCACTTTAGCTGATATTAGTGCATTGAAAACAATCGCTCAGATAGGTGGATCTGCTAACTACAGAATGAGACCAATCCGTGTAGACGGTAACGACTACTATGTATTGGTTGTACATCCTGAAGTTGCTTATGATTTGTTTGAACTCGATGAGTTTCAGCAAATGCAGCGTGAAGCTCAACAGCGTGGTGAAAGCAATCCATTATTTTCAGGTGCTTTAGGTATCTATAATGGTGTTGTAATTCATTCACATGAAGGAGTTAATGTTGCAGCAAATGGAGGTGCTAGTTCAAATGTTAATTTTGCTAGAAACCTTTTCATGGGCGCACAAGCAGCTTGTTTTGCAGAATCATCTGATATGATGTGGGTAGAAAAGACCTTTGACTATGGAAACCAACTCGGTATTTCAGCAGCAAAGATCTATGGTGTAGACATTAGTGACTACAACAGCAAAGACTACGGTGTCATCCAGTACGTTTCAGCAAGGACTAATCTGTAATCAATAACCGAAGAGGGGGATTAATCTCCCCCTCTTTATTGGGAATATTATGACCTTAACAGAAATAACAACAGAAGTCAGAAACATTACAGGAGTAGACTCTACCTCTGTTGTCTCTGATGCTGTTATACACGACCTTATCAACGAAGCTCAATATCAACTTTGTGATGAGGCAAATTTATTACAAGGATATGCGACTCGTAATTCAGTTGTAGATACGAGTGAATATGCAATGAAAAATAGTAATGTAGATGTTACTGATTGGACTTTATTCCAAAATAATACTACTGGAGCTACAACATCAGGACAATCTTTAGAATCAATGACTCGTATATATAGAGTTGATTATGATGGAAGCATTTGTCAAAGAATTGGTATTAATGAAATCAGTGACATTGCTGATGATTCTTCGATGAGTAATATTACAACAGATAAGGCTTTTTATATCCATGAAGATAAGTTAGGTATATTTCCTACTCCGACTGAAGTGAAAGAGATAAAAGTTTATTATTATCGATTACCGCATAAGATGCTTATAGAAGCAATCACAGCAGCTGCCTCTACAACATCTTCTATGACTTCAACAGCTGATTTAAGTATTGGAATGAAAATGTCTGGATCAAAATTTTCAGTAGGAACTGTTGTAAAGAGTATTACAAGTGCAACGCACTTTACTACAAGTATTGCTTCTACTTCAGGGGGTGCAGATACTGTAGCGTTTAGTGAGTTTGAAATAGATGACCGTTATCAACGCATACTTATTTACTATCCTTGTTGGAGAGTCTCAGAGAGACTTAGAGACCTAAATTTAATTTCATATTTTAAAAACGAATGGTTAGAACAAAAACAAAGAGTTATTCTTGAAAGACAATCCAGAGATGGAAGTACAGTCCTAACTGTTCCTTATAACGACTTTTAATGGCTAGAAAAACTATAAGAGATTTTTCAGGTGGATTAGTTACTTATCAATCTGAATTAGATATATCTGATAATCAGTTTCAAAAGTTTGATAATGCTATCAATACAAAGCGTGGTAGTATTACAAAAAAAGGTTCAGGACTTAATCTTAGTACAGCACTACCAACAACAGTAGATACTAGCACCGAATTTCTTCGTTATAGAACAGAAAAAGATGCGAGTGGCAATAATACTAGTACAGAATGGTGGGTAGTCGCAAACGCAGATAAAGTATATAGAAGTGCTACAGATAATGGCTCTTGGGCAACAATAAATACTTATGCTACACTTGGAAGTGAAATGTTAGATGATGGTTCATCTTTTGCTACCAGTAAATGGACTTTTGGTACTGGTTGGAGTAGGGTTGTAGGGGAAGCAAATGTTTATGCTCAATATTCAACAGGTTCAGGTGTTGGGGCATTAGCTCAATCAAATACTAATATGCTTTTTAGTCTCGAAAAAAATAAAATATATAAACTAGTTTTTGATGTTCAACAAACACTTGGTTCAAGCGTGGGCATAACAATTAAAAATTCAGGACTAACTGAAACATATATTTCTTTTGCAAATTATAATCAAGCAACACATACAGTATATTTTTCACCTGAATCAAGTTCAGCAGGGATTGCTTGGTTTGCTTCTGCTTCTGATGGGGCTTCAGAAACCACTGCTTTTAGAATAGACAATGCCTCATTAAAAGAAGTACCTAAACATGACCTTCTAGTACACAATCAAGTATTAAGAATTAGTGATGGTGCATTTTTAAACGACTCTAAATGGTATGGGCATATTAAAAGAGATTTTTTCGGTTCAGGTGAAACATATTCTGATGGCTATCGTTTTAGAATGCCTCCGATGGCTACTGCTCTAAATGCTTGGACATTGGAAGATACAGAATTAACACCTCCAACTGTCACTGCGATGAAATACGCTTTTGACCAAAACAATGATATTAACGCAGCAAATGAAGTAGGTATTTTTGTTCATTTTCCTGTAGGAAACACAGATGATCCTGAATTAATACCTTCAGCTCCTGCAAATACTTTTAGCAACAAAGATAAGTATACAGTGACATTCTTATATGACTATGTCCAAGAAAGTGAATTAGCTAGAGATGCTAATGGTGATATAGGTGTATTTTCTCAAAACTCTATTGGATCAACAGGTGGAGAGCATTGCCCAGGTATTCAAATTGTACCATTTACTGGTTCTTCTCTTGCAAGTTGGAATAAAAGAATCACAGGCATTAATCTATATTGGCAACCCGAAGATGATGTTGATTGGTATTTAGTAACTACGTATGATACTCAGCATGGTTTTTCAGAAGACCCAAGAGCTAAAGATTCTGCAGAAGATGTAGTCATAAGAAGTGGTTCAACTATTAAAACAAATAATGGATACTGGATTCCATGTATGGAACCTTATGCTGCTAATGCAGATAGTTATGAAAATATTAATGCTTCAACATCAAGTACATTTACAGAAAAAGACGGTACAAGCAGTTGGGGAACAAACTTTACTGCAAATAATATGGTTTTTGTGTACCCTGCAACAACTGCGACTACTTTAGCTGAGGCTTCTGCACAGTTAGCTCAAACAATTACAATTATTGCAAGTATTAAATCTGTCAGTGGCACAACCCTAACAACAGGTGTTAGTGGTGGAGCGACAGTAAAGTGGAAAACTTGGAACGGTGAGGAGCAAGATGTCGATTCCCCATTTAATATGAATGATGCTAGGGCTTTTGCTGCAGCTGTATCTACAGATAAACTTGCTACTTGGTATATACCAAATGATGGTTTGAAGCTATCTACCTATAATTCACTTACAGGTAGAGCTGCAGAAACTAGATTAAAACCAATTAAATGGAATACAGCGACTGTTGTTGGTAATAAAGCATTTTATGCAAATATAGATTTTAAGGATGAGAATGACCAAACACTTCGTGAAAAGAATCGCATTGTCTTTACTGATAACTTTAAGCTCGATGAGGCAGTGGTGGGAACCAAGTTTGTTGATGTTGGTAAGAATGATGGCGATGAAATAACTGTATTACATTCTGCTCAGAATAGATTATATGTCTTTAAAACAAGAAATATTTATATCTATAGAATACAAAGCGCACAATCAGTAAACTTTATTTTAGAAAGACATATTGCAGGCATTGGTTGTTTACATAAACACGCAGTGATAGATACACCTTTTGGTATTTGCTTTGCAGATAATAAGCAAGTAAGTCTTATTCGTGGAACAGAAGTATCTGAACTATCTCTTTTAATTAGAGACACTTATCAAGCATTAGATCTTAGAATAAATGAAGGTGCATTATCTCTTGGCTACCACGCAAATATTAATACCTTAGTTGTGAATTATGACTTTGATGCAAATACAATGTATGCGTATAACTTTGATACACAATCTTGGTCTAAATTTGATGGGTTTACAGGTAATTATCAAAGTCAATTTGTTTTATCTGATACACAAGAATTACAAACGTATGAAGGAGAAACCAAGAAGGTTGCTAATGTTTTCAGTAGTACAACAAATGATGCGACTTCTACAATGTTATTAAAGACAAAAAGATATGACTTTGGTTTACCTGATAAATTTAAACGCTTTACAAAATTGCACATTACTTATAAAGGGAGTGGTACAGGTACAGCTATGTCTTATAAGGTGTATATAGATGGTAGTGATACTGCAGCTATTACACAAGAAATGGTTGAGCATTCTACGTTGCAAACATATTCTAGTATTGTGAATGAGCTAGGAAAGAGCATTGAGATTGAAATCTATGGAGTCGAAAGCAATGTGCGCATCGATGGCATAGATATTGATTATGATATAGAAGGGAGTAATCCATAATGGAAGAAACCATTGAGACACTTACCGATGGTAAGCAAGATAAAATTTTTAACCTTAAACAAGGATTTTTTAGTCCTCAAGAAGGTAAAGACACAGATATTGGAATATGCACTAAAGAAGGTAAATTTTACTTAGCAGTAAAGCTAAATGAAGAGTGGCATTTCTCAGAAATTAAAAAAGCAAAGGATTTATAATGGATGAACTAGAAAAAGCACTAGCTGATATTGATAAGAAGACGTTGATTCCTAAGTCAGCAAGGGATAAGCTAAAGCAAGAGGCAAGAAGGAAATACGCTTTACGAACTCAAGCAGGAGCGGTAATAGATCCAGAAACAGGATTATTTAAAGCAAATGATGGTAAACTATATGAGACTTTAGAGGAAGCTCAAAGAGGTTCTGAAGAAGCTCGTAGGATGGCAGAACTTCAAGAGACTGAAGAGAAAACAGAAGAGCAACTTGGAGAACTAGAGCAACTTATTCAAAGGTCTGGAAGAGCGCAAAGACAAATGGCTGAAAGAGTTGGTGCTAGACAACAAGGTCAATTATTAAGTCAGTTAGAACGCTCAATCTTAGGGACAGGTGGA